ATCGACCTGATCAACCCCTTTGGCGAGGCCTATGCGAGCCTTGCCAAGACAATGAGCGAAGAAAGCCTCAAACGGGTGGCGGCTGTGATCTCCGCCAAGAAGGTGAACCTGACGCCGGAAGAGGCGCGAGACCTTGCCAAAAGGGCCCTGAAATTCAAGCAGGAGCGCGGGCGTCTTCCGTCAATTACCTCGATGGACGCCTGGGAAAAGCGTATGGCAGAAGGCGTCGCATTCCTTGCCCGCATGAAAGCTGAAGCTGCAAATGGCTGATTTTACTGACGACGATGATGCACTCCTGGCGGAGCTTGGAGTTGAGGTCGAGGCCAAGCGGGTCGGATCGCACACGCCGCAGCAGGAGCGGATCATCGCAGGCTTCGAGGACATCCAGCGATTTGTGGAAGCGCATGGCCATGCCCCGCGCCATGGGGAAGGGCGAGACATTTTTGAACGGATTTATGCCGTTCGTCTTGACCGGATTGCCCAGTTGCCCGAATGCCGCGATCTGGTCGCTCCCCTCGATCATCAAGGCCTGTTGAGCGGTCATGCTGTCGCGTCAGAAGACAAAGCAGACGAACTGGACGATGATGCCTTGCTGGCAGCGCTGGGCGTTGATGGTGAATTGTCGGATATCACCGATCTGCGCCATGTTCGGCCGAGCGCCGAAAAGCGTGCGGCAGAGGAAATCGCCAACCGTGAACGGTGCACAGACTTCGCCACCTTCAAGCCGTTGTTCGAGCAGGTTCAGCGTGATCTGGATCAGGGCGTCCGGACCGCTCGCAGGTTTGAACGAAAATCTGAAATCGAGCCTGGCAGGTTCTTCATCCTCGGCGGCCAGAAGGCTTACGTCGCGGAAAAGGGGAAGGTCGAAATCAACGCCAGCGGCAATTCTGACGCACGCCTGCGAGTGATCTTCGACAACGGAACGGAAAGCAATCTGCTGATGCGGTCGCTGCAGAAGGCCCTGACCTCTGACGAGGCAGGCCGCCGCATCGACGATCCTGTTGCCGGGCCGCTGTTCGCCGATCAGCCACAGGAAGGAGACGCTGCCAGTGGCACAATCTATGTGCTGCGCAGCAAATCCGATCACCCGATGGTGGCCGCGAACCGCGAACTTGTTCACAAGATCGGCGTGACAGGTAACGGCGTGAAACAACGGATTGCGGGCGCAAGCCTGCAGCCGACCTTTCTGCTGTCGGATGTCGAGGTGGTTGCCACCTATGAACTCTTCAACATCAACCGGTCGAAACTTGAGAACCTGATCCACAGGATCTTCGACGCCGCAAGGTTTGACGTGGAGATCATTGATCGCTTTGGGCGTCCGTTTGTGCCGCGAGAATGGTTCATGGTGCCGCTTTTCGTGATCGACGAGGCGGTAGAGCGGATCAAGGACGGCACGATTGTCGACTACCGGTATGATCCGAAGTCGGCAAAGCTGGTCAAGCCAACGTCCTGACCCCCCCGGCATGGTTCCTCCCCGGCCCTGAACGTATGCGGGGGGCGCAGCGCGGCGTTTCGCTAGCGACAGGCAGCTTCACCGGGGAATCCAGGCGGAATCCACTTGGCGCGCGATCTGGGAAAAAGCGACTCGTTATCAAAGGCTTGCGGAATCACGATCTTGGCGTGCTGGATTCTTTTGTGGAATCCAGGGAAGCCACTTTGTGGAAGCCACCACGCCGGAAGCCAGCCAGCGGAAGCCACCTGTCGGAAGCCATTGAATCCGCGTGTATTTTTCGTTTGACACAGCTGCCCCCCTTGACGTACCCCTTGATCATCGAAGAATTGCGCCCGGAGGTAACCCCTCGCGGGCGTTTTCGTTTTCCCGACATCGCGGATCCTGAAGCACGCGCTGGCCATCTCGCCGGTGAGCTTCGGCACGTCCGCCTGCCCGAAATGAGAACCGCCCATGGACCTGGTCTTTGCACCGCGCCGGATTGAATCCTGGTCTCTCGACCGGCTGCGCCCCTATGCCCGCAATGCAATGATCCACGGCACCGATCAGATTGCCAAGATCGCAGCCAGCATGGCGAAGTTCGGCCGGACCGTGCCTTGCTTGGTGGCCGACGATGGTGAACTTATCGCGGGGCACGGCCGGGTGCTGGCGGCCGCCATGCTGGGGCTGAAGGACGTGCCGGTGATCCGGCTCAGCCACCTCGAAGAGACCGAGCGCCGGGCCTATCGCATCGCCGACAACAAACTGCCCGAGCTGGCCAAATGGGACGATGCCGCGCTGGGCGACGAGGTGGCGTTTCTGCTGGCCGAGGATTTCGACATCTCGCTGCTGGGGTTCCCGGAAGATGAACTGGACGCGCTGCTGAGCGATCCGGATCAGGTCGACGGTGGCGCGGTCGAGGGTGAGGATGACATTCCCGAGCCGCCGGTCACGCCGGTGTCGGTGGCGGGCGACCTCTGGCAGCTCGGGTCGCACCGTCTGATCTGCGGTGACAGCACCGCCGCCGATGTGGTCGGGCGATTGCTGGGCGATGTTCGCCCGCTGCTGATGGTCACTGATCCACCCTATGGCGTGGAATACGATCCGTCCTGGCGCAACCAGGCGGGTGCGGCCAAAACCAGGCGCACCGGCAAGGTGCTGAATGATGACCGGGCCGACTGGCGCGAAGCATGGTCTCTGTTCCCCGGCGACGTGGCTTATGTCTGGCACGGTGCGCTGCATGCAGGCGAGGTGGCCGACAGTCTGGCGGCGGCAGGTTTTGCCGTCCGGTCGCAGATCATCTGGGCCAAGGACCGCCTCGTCCTCAGCCGCGGCGACTATCACTGGCAGCATGAACCCTGCTGGTATGCCGTCAAGAAGACCGGCAAGGGCCATTGGGCGGGGGACCGCAAACAAACCACCCTCTGGCACATCTCCGGCAAGGACCAGGACGCGGCCACCGTGCATGGCACGCAGAAGCCGGTCGAATGCATGCGCCGCCCGATCCTGAACAACTCCAGCCCGGGTCAGGCGGTGTTTGAACCCTTCATGGGATCCGGCACCACGCTGATCGCGGCGAAAACCACGGGCCGCGTCTGCTTCGGCATCGAGTTGAACCCGGCTTACGTCGATGTGGCCATCGAGCGCTGGCAGCAATTCACCGGCGCCAATGCGGTTCTTGCCGAGACTGGCGAGACCTTCGCCGACCTGAAGGCCAAAAGGCTGGCCGCATGACTACGCCCCTGCTGCCGAGCCGGATTGAAACCTGGCCGATCGACCGGCTGCGCCCCTATGCGCGCAATGCCAAGACCCACGGCACCGACCAGGTGGCAAAGATCGCCGCCAGCATGGCGAAGTTCGGCTGGACGGTGCCCTGCCTGGTGGCCGACGATGGCGAGTTGATCGCCGGGCATGGCCGGGTCCTGGCGGCCTCGATGCTGGGGCTGAAGGACGTGCCGGTGATCCGGCTCAGCCATCTCGACGAGACCGAGCGCCGCGCCTATCGCATCGCCGACAACAAACTGCCCGAGCTGGCCAAATGGGACGATGCCGCGCTGGGCGACGAGGTGGCGTTTCTGCTGGCCGAGGATTTCGACATCTCGCTGCTGGGGTTCCCGGAAGATGAACTGGACGCGCTGCTGGCTGACGCCGACGACAGCCCTGCAATCTCCGACGATGCCGCCGATGCCATCCCCGACCCGCCCGCAGAACCGATCACCAGGCCGGGCGACATCTGGGCGCTGGGCAAGCACCGCCTCTGCTGCGGAGACGCCACCGATCCGGCCGCTATCGCCAGGCTGATGCAGGGCGAACAGGCCACGCTGATGTTCACATCACCGCCTTACGCCCAGCAGCGAGACTACGGCGCCGCGAAGGAAAAGGTCGGTGATTGGGATGCGCTGATGCAGGGCGTGTTCGCCGCAGCGCAGGTCACAGTCGATGCGCAGTTGCTGGTCAACCTCGGCCTCGTGCATCGCGACAGCGAATGTCAGCCCTATTGGGAGGGATGGGTCGAATGGATGCGCGGCTCTGGCTGGCGGCGGTTTGGGTGGTATGTCTGGGATCAGGGCCCGGGCTTGCCGGGCGACTGGAACGGCCGCCTGGCCCCGTCGCACGAGTTCATTTTCCACTTCAACCGCGCGCCCCGCAAACCGCACAAGACCGTCCCGTCCAAGCACGCGGGCGAAACGCTCGGCGGCGGTGGGCTGCGCGGCGCCGACGGCACCGTCCACGCCAAGACCGGAACCGGCAACGCGATTCAGAGCCACCGCATCCCGGATTCTGTGTTCAGGATCATGCGCCACAAGGGCGGGTTGGGTGCTGCCGGATCGCACCCGGCCGTATTCCCGGTGGCGCTGGTCGAGGCGGTGCTGACAGCGTTCTCGGATCCCGCCGACTTGATCTACGAGCCATTCTGCGGCTCCGGCACCCAGATCGTCGCCGCGGAACGCACTGGGCGGCGCTGCTGCGCGATGGAACTGGACCCCGTTT